TCCCGCGTGCGCCGCCACACGCCGTTGCCGTTGGACTGTTTGCCGCCCGCGCTGCCCGAGGTGTTGCCTTCGATGGTCTGCAGGTACGAGCCGCAGTTCTTCTCCACGATCCCCACATGGTCTGTTGCCGCGCTGGAAAAGTTCCAGTCGAAGACCACGATGTCTCCCGGTCCTGCGTGCCCCGCGTCTGTCACGCGCCCGACCTTGCGTGCGGCTGCCAGGGTCGAATCCGTGTTGTACGAGGGCGCACCCGGGAAGTCCACTCCGGCCTGCGCGAACACCCAGGACACGAAGATCATGCACCACCATACCTCGGTTGACGGTCCTGCAAGCCAGGATTCTCCCGTCACGTCGGCCATCCATCTCCCGTACTTGCTTCCCGGCTGCGGGTCGTCCGGGGCATAGTACCCTATCTCTCCGGCAGCGATTCGCAGCACGTCATTCGGCGTCCCCATATTCGATCACCTCCACTTCCGCAACGTCTTCGAAAGAAACCGAGTTTTCCGGGTTTGGCAGGTCGTTCGGTCTTTCCATGCCTCAATCCTCCTTTTCCGAATCGAAGAACTTCAAAAGCCTGCTGCCAGCAAGCGCCGGGCTTATCTTCGCCACGTTCTCCATGATGCTTGTCAACTCCATCAGTATGATTATGACGCATATGGGAAGCAATATGGGGGCGTCGAATCCCAGAGCGGGCACGTTCTTCATGGTGAACTCAACCAGCCACGCAGCGAACATCACGATAAGAAGCGCGCTCTTGTTGAAAATGCCATCCCGCATCTTGGTTGAATTCAGGTTCTGGTTCCTCAACGCTCCGACGAAGCCCGACACGACGTCCAGCAACATGAAGACGCACGCCATTCCCATTGCCCATAACTGCGGTTCTTCCACGAATTCCATCCTATCCCTCCAAATACCAGTTGTCCGATATGCTGAACATGTGCCCGTTGGTGTAGTGCAGAACTCCCGGCTCTCCGGATATCGTCCCGTCAGGCATCACCGTCACGACGGCGAACGTCGAACCCGGCGTGTCGGGAACCTTTATGACCGACTTCTTCACGTTCGGCATGCCTGCAACCTCCATGCTTCCGGGCACCGCCGTTGCAGAAACCAGGAAGTCCCCTTCCTTCGTTTGCAGCGAGGCTTTGGACAGCACCTCTGCCGTAGTGGTTTGCAGGGAGGATTTGGACAGCACCTTTGCCGTAGTTTCCGTCATCGTCGCCGACGAAAGGGCGGACGTTCCAACCAGTCCGTCGTACTGTCCGACAGTCAGCCCGGCTCCCGTCATGGCAGACGGGCTGGAAACCAGGTTCGGCACAGACTTGGTGGTCAGTTTCACTCCTGCGACAGCATTAGCCGTTTCCGTGGACAATGTGGCCGTTGCGACAGCATTAGCCGTTTTCGTGGCCAGCGTGGCCCCCGTCAACGCCTTGGAAGCCCCCGTTGCGATTCCCGTGACGACCTCCACCGCCTTGCTTTCCGCCGTCACGTCCACCACGACCTCGTAGGACGCACCGGGCACGTCGCCCGTCGGCTCGATCGGGCACATGAAGCGGACGGGGTTCTTCGGCCTGCATTCCTCTGGAAGAACCCACATCCTGCCATCTGCTCCCGCCGTGCAGTCCCCGAGGAACTGCACGGTGTTCATGGAAGTGAGCATGAAGACGTTCGAGGTGGAAGACGACCCTGCCAGCTGCGCCACGTGGCTTCCGTTGAAAAGCGTGAAGAAATTGGGGTTTCCTCTGTCTGGAACTTCCGCCATGGCCATTACACGCTTCCAACAGCCTCGAGAAACTTCGCTTCCTGTGCGTTCATCAATGAAGTCAGTTCCTCCACCCCCATGTCTCCGAAGTCCTTGAAATAGATAGGAATGGCAAGTATGTCTATATTGACATATTCATCAGTCCACGGTGTGGACAAGGCAGAGAAGCTACACGAACCATCGGGTTCCAGCCACATGTCAGCAATGTTTATGCGGTCTATGTCGTTCTGCCCAACACGCGTGGATGACGTGATGCCTATGAACGTCACCTTCACGGTCGAAGACGGTTTCTTGAACGGTATGCTGCCCGCTTTCAACGTCACGCGCTGCCCGCTGTCGCCGGTCTGCGTGGTCGCCTGTATGCGCCCGTACACCTTGCCGTATGTCCCGTCCTGATTGAGGGCGTAATTGATCACTGAATTCCGCAAAGTCAACCCACTGGATGGCGTCATCAGCGTCTGTGTCACCTGCCCGAACTTCACCAGTTCGAACCGGTTTTCCAACGAATTTGCCTTTGAAAGCGCCTGAGTTGCGTCTATCTGGGCGTTCGATGCTGCGGATGCCGCGGCTGCTGCATCTCGCGTGGCGCTTTCAGCTACGGAACTCGCCGTGTTGGCCGTAACAGTTGCATTCTCCGCCATTTTCTGGACGGCAGCGATCTGTCCCGTCTGTTCCGTTATTTTGTTGTTGTTGGACGCAACGCCCGTGTCGATCTTGGACATTGCGCCGTTGAAGTCCCCAAGCCATGTTGGCTTGTCCGTCGCAGCGAATAGCGGCAGCTGCAAGAACGACGTTGTGTTGGTAGCGCTCATGTCGACACTCTCCTTAGTTTCCATCCTGCACAGGCAGGTCGCTGTTGCCGTTCAGAAGAACGGCGTTGTACAGATCGTCGGTGTATGCCGTAGCATCGTAGCCGTCCAACTCCTGGGCGGTCTTCTCGAACGAATCCATCTTTCCCACGTTGTAGGCATAGTATCTCAAGAAGTCGTATTGCCTGTCCAGTTCTTCTTGCAGCGGGCATATGCCCCCACCTGTCTGCGACCAAACCAAGACCTTTCCCACGGTCGCATTCACTATCAGCGATTCGAGGTACTGTTCCAGGATATCGTTCTGGTCGTCCGAATAGTCCTTGGCTCCCTGCACTTCCTTGTCAACGTACACGTACAACGCGGACAGTTCCTTCTCTATGTCCTTTATGACCTGCTGAATCTGCTCGATGGTGGCGTTGTCGCCAACCACGTCTATGAGTTCGTTCAGCTTGTCGACGACCTTCGCCAGGACTTCGTAGTACGACAGTTCGTCGGTGTACACCGCAGGAAGCACCCTTTGCGTGAAGAACCTCAAAGGCGGTATCCTTACGTTCGTCGCCATGTTCCCTCCTTTCACCATATGGTCATGAAGCATTGGGCCAATTCACGGTCATGCACTATGTCGTTGTCAATGTTCAGGAACGTTTCGCGGTACAGCTTCAGAAGTTCCGACTGCGGCCGGGAATATCCCGCCTCGTCCCTCTGAACCATGTTGTCGTAGCTTCCCGTGCTTTCGTTCGACGCCTTGCCGTTGGCCCTTTCCGTGTCGAACGTCGCGTTCGTGGCGTATTCCAGGCTCTTCACCTGGTCAGGTATCATCTGGCTTGATGGCGTGTCCTGGTAGACGTTCTGCGTGTCGGTTGACGATTCCGTGGTTCCAGAACCCATGTTCTCGGCCGTTCCCCATGCATGTTCCGTGTGGGACAGGTTGCGGTCGCCCAAAGGCTCCATTCCAAGCGCAAGCAATTCGGATTCGTACAGCTGATTGTAATACGGCATGATCAGATGCATGGCGTCTCTCACGAACATGCGCCATCTCGCAACCGTCTCGGCAGCTATCTCGCGCGTGTAGTAGTGCCGTATGATCTTGTCGTTCAGAATCTTTCTGTGGGCTTCTTCGAATATCGGATAGTCTGCAAGTCCCACTTCCGAATACACGCGCTCCCACATGGATTCCTCGTGCGGAGCGCCGATATCGTCAAGGGCCTGTTCCACCACCCACCTTAGCTGTGTCGTGTACCTGCTCATCTTCCACCCTTCAATGCCGCCTTGAGAGCCTGCCAGAGATTGCCTCCACCATACCCTGTGTTCCCTCCCTTGTCAATCGTTCCGCTCTCCATTCCTGCGATGGGCAGCGTACCCTCCTTGTCCGTCCTGATGTACATTCCGCTTCGGAAGTCAACGTCGATGTCCAGCCCGAACATCTCGTTCACCTCCTTGCAGAACTGTTTCCTGCTGTTCAGGCGCGTGAACCTCTGGGCCTCCACGTCGCCCATGTTGCCCATCACCTCGGGGGACACCATGCGTTCCTTCTTGTCCGTGTTGGTGTTCTCTATTCCCAGGTACGTCAGCGCCTCGTTCCAGATCTGGTGCTTGACCACCTGTATCTTGTCGGCCACGTAGGGCGAAACCGTGTCCAGAACATCCACGCCGGTCAAGTCCAAGTCCTTGTCTGCCCAGCACACGGGCATGAACCCGTCCACCTGCGCGAAAAGGTTCTGCAGGGACAGGCGCTGCTTCTCGCTGCACTTCACGATGCGAGGCGTCTTCTGCTGGGCTATGTTGGTGTACACGCTGCGTTCGCACTGCCACAGCATCTTGGCATACAGGTCGAGTTGAAGGAACGTGGGGGTGCCTATGTTGTCGTTGAAGCAGATCACCGAATTGGTTATGTCGAACTTCATCGTGGCATGGTTGGGGTCTACCGTGTACGCCCAGCGCTCCTTGGGAACGTTGTAGATGTCGAAGGGGCCAGCCATGACCATTCTCAGCATGGCGTATCCCTCCGGCGAGCGCTGTTCGGGGTCTTCCTTGATGGCCTCGTCGTACACGAACAGGCACATGCCGTTCGCCAAAAGCCACCTCTCCACCATCCTTTCGTTTACGCCCTTCGGGAGGTTCTTCCATTCGAAGACGGAAACGGCCAGGTCGTACAGACGCCACATGTAGGACAAATACGTCTCGTCGTTGAGCCAGTCGTTCTCACGCTGGACGGCGTTTCCAGCGACTCTCTTCGGCATCCTTCCGTCGGGAAGCCTGAATCCCTCGTACATTCCAGGGGTCAGCATCATGCGTCCTCCATCATACTATCGAATTGTCCAGCGCGTAGTTTCCCACGTCGTTCACGTGCCAGAAGGTGATGCCTCGATCGAACAGACGGTTTATCTGCGCCAAGGTTCCTGCGGGAACCTTGCCTACCACGGAAGACCCGTTCGTTTTGACGTAGTTCCAAGACCTGCGGCCCACGACGTTGGGAACCTTTATTTCCGAAACCAGATAACCATACATGCTGTAGTAGTTGTCTATCTGCTTCGCCATTTCACGACGGCACGTGTACTTCCTGAACCCCACCGTGTAACTTCCCAGGTTCACCAGCGAAGTAGTGGAGTTCATCCCTCCCCTGGACGTGTTTGGCGTGCGGGTGGCTTTTGAAAGGGATGCAAAGGCGTTCACCTGATCTTGTACGGTGTCAACTGCATCGTTCGCCATTCCAAGCAAATCCAGTCTGGTTGCCGAGCCTACAAGCCTCTGCGCACCATTCATGGCATTGTTCATGAAGGGCAAGTCGGTCTGCGAGTTGAACTTCAAACCGAACAGGTCTACCTGTGATTGTCCGTACATGTTCGCCCATGCCTGGTACACCCACATGCATGTAGGAAACGCCTCCATGTAAACAGCATGTTCCACAGACCTTCCAGCATTTCCGTTGTAGTTCTTGGGAATGTACGCCAACGTCGATGACATAGAGCATCCTCCGGTCTTGTCGAACGATGCCGTTCCCTTGGTTCCGAAGAACTCCAAACGGAACTTCTGGTTCCCTCCGTTGAAATTGGTCACCTCGAAATACTGATTGGGGTAACAAAGGGTTTTGTTGTTCTTCGGCACGTAACCGTCAAGCGAGCCCATCCCCACGTTCAGGCTGTAGTCCTCCGTAGGAGTTCCTGCCGAGGCGTCCACCCAGTACCCCCACCCATTGTCCTTCTTAACTCTGTTCTGCACGCAGAAGTCAGGCACAAGGTATATCGCGCTTATAGCGTCCTGCTGGCCGTTGGAAGAAAGCGCGTCGATGTACGACTTGAGTTCAGAAATGGCGGTGAACACCGACAAAGAGCAACCAGAGTATACACCCATGTACTTGTCTCCCCCGACGTTCACGTAGGTTCCATCCTTCAACGGCTCCACTGCAGAGGCCACCACGGGATAGAGGAACTGGTTCTGATTGTCGAAAGAATAGTAATCAACGATGAGTTCCCCCGGGTCTAACCCTTCGTCCTTGATATGCATCCCTATAGTGTCATCGTCCACATGCTCCCTTTCCACCATGCACGCTTTCACGGTGCAGTCCGGAAACCACGTCTGCATGATGTCAAGGGAAAGGTGCAGCCTTGACGAGTTGGGATTGACGTATTCCACGTCCGTTATGAAGGAGTAGAACCACCTTTCCCCGTAGTTCTCGTTCTTGAACATGCAGTAATTGTACCCGTACAAAGTCTCGGCATTGAACGGCACCACTATGGAATCGTCGACCCGCTGGTATGTGTAGTCCTCTCTCCTTAGCGACATGGGGCAGAGGGCGGCGAAATACTGCTGTTGGGCTTCCCTGTCGGAGAAGTACCTCACATGCCTGTACGACGGGTCGAAAGGAACAGTGCCTATGTAGACGTTGGTTGACGGTTGAAACGGCATGAAGACCTCCCGGATGCGAGGACTGAAAAACAGTCCTCGCTCTCAGACTACTCGGACACGGTGATGGTCGCGGAAGCCGACTTCTTGGCGTCCGCAATGCTCGTTGCCGTGACGGTCAGCTTCGTGGCCGTCTCGTCCTTGGCGACGTGAACCTTTCCGGCGTCGGAGACGTAGGAACCCGTGGAGGCGTTTCCTTCAAGCGTCCACTGAACGCCCTTGTTGATCACGCCGGTTCCCGTCACGGTCGCCTCGATGGCCAGGTCTGCTCCCTTGGGAAGGGTCGCAGCCTTGGGCGAAACGGCGACGGCGGTGATGGACGAAGCCACGTCGGAAAACGCGACGGCCTGGTTGAACGGGCTGATGGAGAACGTCTTCCACACGTGGTAGTTGTAGTTCCAGTACAGGCCCTTGCCGTTGTAGTTCTCCGTCATCTTCTCGAAGTTGTCCCACACCTGCCAGAAGTCGCGGGAAGTGGTGATGGCCGGGACGCCTTGAAGCACCGTCACCTCGTCTTCCGTCCAGGGGGCGAACGACGGGTCGGTGACGCCGTTCTCGTCGGTGAACAGGTCTTGCAAGCGCTGCCAATCCATGTCCACGAAGGAATCCACGGCAACCACGCGGCCGATGAAGTCCGCGTAATCGAGGTTGTACGCCACGGCCAGGACGTTCAAGTCCATGACGGCCTCGAAAGCAGCGGTGACGACGATGTACTGGTCTTCGATGTTCGTGTGCGTGGTCACGCCGGACATGGTGTACTTGTTGCTCTGGAACTCCAAGAGCCGCGCCGTCTGGCGGAAAACCGTGGCCACGTCAACGGCGTTCTCCTTGGTGGCGCTGGGAATGGGCACCGACTGGACGTACCCGTTGAGAATGGCACGCGCCAGCATGTACTTCATGACCAGGTACTCGTCGGTCTGGGCCGAAGTGTAAACGCTTTCCACGATGGCCGCGATGAGGTCGGAGATTCCCTGCCAGGAGAGGAACGCCTGACGAAGCTGGTCGTCGGTGATGGTGATGGGGTAGTACTTCTGGAAGTTCATCGTGTGGAACGCCGCGCGCACGTCCGGGATGGTGCGCTTGAACACGTCCTGTTCGGCCTTGGAGGGGCTGAACTGGTACGGGCGCGCCAGGTTGACGAAGATCTCCTCCACCGTCTCGCCGAACTCGAGGCGTCCCTTCTTGAACGCCGACCACGGATTGGTGTACATCTTGGACGAGATGATGACGAACCCGATACGGTTGACGAGCGCGTCCAGGTACGCGTTCGCGGCAGGCGTGTAGTTGAGGATGTAGTCCCCGATCTTGTGAATAGTCTCGGTGGTTCCCGAAATGCTGATGGTTCCGTCCCCGGCCTTCTCGATCACTCCGCGTGCAAGGAGCGGCTCCGCCAGTTCCGGGGTTTCCTCCATCAGCGCGGTGGTCACCGCCACCGGGTCGATCTTCGTTTTCGCCGGCACGGTGCTTGTCTTGGTAGGCATGTGCATCCTCCTTTAGTTGATTCTGTCGTCCCACAGCGCCGCGAAGCCTCGCGGGCGGGATTCCTTCTTGATGTCCGCCGCGTGGCGGTCGATGATGTCCTGGCGGTCGGTGATTCCCTCGCCGGAATCGAAGAACCTGTCCGCGTAGCGCTCCTTCCAGGAATCGCGGTCGGCAATCGCGTCGTCGCGCTCCGCCGCAAGACGGTCGCGCTCGGCCTCGAGTCCCGCATATGCGTCCCGGTTGTCCCACCTTTCGTCCAAATCCGCGGCGTCGCGGTCTATCTCGGCGGCCATTTCGAGGCGGCGTTCCTCGTCCGGCTCCATAGCCAGTTCGCGCAGGGTGGGCTCGTACCTGCTTGCCATTTTCCGTCCTCCTATTCGTGAATCGTGAAAACGTCCTCCACGAGTATTGTACCACCTTTCACGTCCTTCGGGCGCAACTTCCCCGCAAACTGCCTGCCGAACGCGAAATTCTCCATCGTTACGCCGGAATGGCAACGCGACGGCATCCCGGCGCAATGCACGACTAGTTCCCCGCCTTCCTCGAAGCAGTACGATTTGGCACGAAGCGCCTTGAACCGGTCGAACCGGTGCTCAAGCTTCCACATCCCAAGTTCCACGTCGTCCACTTCCATGCCGTCCGGCATTTCTGTGCCCAGGAAGTAGTTGGAATCCGTGTCGGAGTACAGCCATCTACGTTTGTTCGCCTGCGCCGCCCTCACGGTGAACGCACGTGCATACGCGGTTATGAACGCACCGACAGGAAGGTAGACGGCCTCTTTTCGTTCCTCGTCCAGCAGCGCGTACTTCACCACCCCTTCGTCCAGATACGGCATGCGGGACTGCTTGACCGGATTGGTCGCCATCTTTCCGTAAAGGGAGTTCAGCTGAAGCTTCGCAATGGTTCGCATTCCAGGGTTTCCCTCTACCGTCGCCCTCTGCTTGACCTCCGTCCACTCCCTCACGTAATCCTTGAAAAGCAGCGTGGAACCCTTGAACTTGTAGCCCCTCACGTAGCGCACGTCATGAACGTCGTACTGCTCGAAAAGCATTTCCAAGTCCACCGACGTGAGGCACAGGGGCTGCAGCCCGCCCGAATCCCTTATGTACTCCGTCTCTCCGAAAAGCCTGTTCCCCTTGAGTTGCATGCAGGGGATGTGACCTTCCTTCACCGTGAAGTCGGCTTCCAGAAACTGTATGTAAAGCGGCATTTCTGGGTCTTCTACGTAAGAACCCTCATAGGCTTCAGGCTCCCCATACGGAAGCACTTCGCCATGCACCGAAGCCATCACGGAAGGATACAGCGAGTTCACGTCGAAAGACAGGCCTGGGCCGACGATCTTTCCCGCGAACTCTGGATTCGCCATCACGAACCCTCCCTTGTAGCACCCTCCCTTCCTCAGATCGAGGTCGTAGTCTGGCTCGGGGTACCAGTCCCGGAACCGCTTCTTCCCACCTATCGACTTCACGTAATGGTGGAACGCGTTCGACCCTGCGGTTATGCGCTTCATGTCCCTTTCGTACATTTCCTGCAAGGCCAAAGCCACTATCTTCACGTCGTTGGCTACGTATGCCCTTTCCTCGTCGGTCAGGACGTGTCCCGGTTCCCGGGCTTCCAGATAGTCTATGTCCAATTTCTCGATTGACAGGCCGAACGCCTTTGGAATGGATGCGACCGGAAGGGGTATCACCTTGAGGGAATCCAGGAACTCCACTGCAGCTACGGGGGTGAAGTAAAGCTTTATGCTGTAGAACTGACCCATGTCGCTTATAAGGGTCGTGAACGTCTTGTGTCCGGCATCGTCCTTTCCTGCAACCCACGTCCACCCGTTGGACAGAAGGTGGTGCAGCACGAACTTTCCGTCGAACTTGAGGTTATGGAAATACACCCTCGAGCCCTCCACCGCCCTGCACCACGAAACGAACGATTCGATGTCGTTTCCGAAACTCACGTTCTCGGCGTCTCCGACCTCGCTTGCAGCCCATGCCCATACCCTGCAGTCGTCCGGATCTGCCGTGGTTTCGAAGTCAGCCGCATACGTCGGCACATTGCAAACCTCGCTTCCATCCCATAATCCACCGTCCCAAGTCAAGGCCCATATGTCTTTGTACTCCATCACACAGCCCTAACGTTCATCCAGTAACCCAGTATTTTCTTCATCTTTGTTTCCCTTTCCTGCGGGTCGTAGATGTACGAGATGCTTGGGGAATCCTCGATGGCCTTGACGAGGGCCTTCCAATCGTCCTTAGCCATCGTCAGAATGATTTCCTCGATATGTTCGATATCGGCATCATGCTCGGGAAAGCCTCCGAAAACGCTCCACAGGGCTTTCATGTAATTGGTATAGTAACGTCTAACCTGTTCCTCGCTGCTCATGTTGAGTTCCCGCGATTGCGTCTCGATGAAACGCCTTATCGCCCCGGCTCCCAACGTTGACACCGGGCGCGCGTCCCTGGAAAGAGCCGCCTGCTTCAAGGTTCCGGAATTCGCAGTGGGCTGAACCACGCCCTCGGCCTTGGCCCTCATGCTCTTTTTCCTCTCCCGCACGCTTCGCAGCACGGCGTACTCGTGGCGCTCGTAGCGGGTGACGATGGAGCCGTCCTGCTGCTGCACCGGCTCCAACGCCTTGGGCCTCGTCACCCTTGTCAACCTGTTCACAGTGCTCTTCAACGCACGTGCGGTGGTGATGGACGACTTCAGTTCCTTGTACGAGACTTCCTGTGGAAGGTAGATGTGCGCAAGAGGGTCGGCTTTCGCAGCCCTGCGAAGGGCGTTGTTGTACTTTCGGACTGCAGAGTTCAGCCTCCTTAATTGATTTTCATTCCATGAAATTCTATACTCTCGGGACATTCGTACGCAACCTCCGTCAAATCGTTGATTATCAGGAATCCCCGCGTCTCTATCTTCCTGTACAGGCTAAAGTCGGCAAGCAGTTCCATGTCCATATCGAATTTGAAACGCCTCTTCATGGAATCGTTCAACCACTCTCTATTGGCCTCCAACCCTTTTCTGAACTTGACAAGATGCGCAGGGCTTGAAAAGAAGAACTTGTAAACTCCCACGAAACAGAAATACGGGGATTCCTTGAGGTCATAGCATATACCGTTCTTGGTGAGCGTCATTCCGCACCTCCTTTCAATATGGAAAAGCCCTGTGCTTGGAAACGACGGGAACCATGCAGGAGTTCAGGTAGTAGACCAGGCCGCCCGCACGCACGTTCCCATAAGCTTCCAACAGCGGCATGACATCTTCCATGTCATCCCTCTTCACGGGATACTTTGTATCCTTCGTGAACATATATTCGAATTTGCCTGTTTCAGGGTGTGCAACGAACACGCTGACTCCCTGTGGCACCGATTCCGTCCAACAACTCGCAGACGTGTTCAGCACCCTGCACATCGAAACGTACAGAAACTCGCTCAACAGGTCCTTGTCAGCCATGGACAACATGTCTTCACGATTGTACATTATACCTCCATAAGGAAGCCTCCATTAACATGGAGGCCTCCCACCGCGCCTTATTACGTCACATTTGCAGGGTCAGCATCGACCCTTTCCCAACTGGCTTTTCCTTTACCGTCACCTCGAGCGGCGGGTCCCATGTGGGTTCACCGTAAACGGCAACGAGTTTTCGGATGGCCGAGAACATCCCCACCGACACGCACTCGTAAGATGCGCCCTTATCATCGATGAGAACTATTCTGGGGACGTTTACGATCTCCCCTGTTTCTTCGTTCATCAATTCGATAGTCTCCGCATACAGGTCTTTCACCCTGATTTTTTTATTGATACAGGATTTTAGCTTGTAATCCGGATTCGTGGCAGCGTTGAACACGATGGCCTTGGACGCAGCATCCTCCGCTTTTACAGAGCACACTGCTTTCAAGCTGTCGCCTCCGACAAGTTCGGAGACGTCGTATTCGCGAATGCCGATCTCGGAAACCTCATCGGCAACCACAATGTCAGTAATCTCAGTCATTGGTGATCTCCTTTTCCTCGATCACGATGCTTTCGTCCAAGAACTTGTCAAGGGGCATGGCGTGCTTCACCGTCTTCACGGGCTTCCAAACCACCGTGCATCCACGGGGAACGGCCGTTCCCGTGGCCTCCATCAGGGCAGCACGTGCCTCCCCCTTGTTCATAGCGGTGGAATGGGCGGTGCATTCCGCAACGACGTTCAATCCCACCTCTCCGTCGGATTCGCACACCGAATACGCAGTGACCTCGTATTCGGTCATGGTGCGGGTAACGTTTTGCATTGCTAGATTCCTTTCTGTTTGGGGGTACATCCTACGCTCAATATCTTAACATGCCTGAGAATATGAGTGTTCGGAAAATTCAACTTTTCATAAAATCTTCACAAGATATCCAACAAGTAACACAACGCAAACGAACCGATGAACATGGCCATGAATTATCCTTAAATCGCACACAAGACTATGACAACTGCACCCATCAACATTCCCAGAAACCTGATCAAAGATTTGAGAGGTTTAGGCATGTAAAGCCATGCCTCCTCAATAGTCAGTTCATATGCTTTCACAGCAATCACCTTCGTAAACGACTTGGAAAACCAATTCGTAAAGATTCCTCATCTTGTAGTAAGCCTCGGTCTTGTCTTGGATAGCATTGCTTGCCTTCTACGCATAAAAGGCATTTACATCGACATCAGGATAAACTTCATGACAGTAATCTTTCCAATCAAACCCATTATAATAACCATCCGAAAACTTTACGTGTTTTTCATCCAGGTCAGTACCTTCTACCAACTTTATTACAATATCGACATCTCTCTTCCTCAGCGGAATCAAAACATAACCACTTGTATACACACCATATTCACAATCAGCATAAACAGTAGCTGCGTTACCTGCCGCATAGAAAAAGTATTCGCCATTACGTTTCCTGTAAACACTTTCAAAATAGTAATTCAACCCCAAAGATTCTGATTCGTTAAAAGCCACAAGCTTTGCCGTGTCGGTATTGTAACGACGTCCGAAAATTCGCTTTTCCATGGTTAATACCTTTCACTAAAATTGTCCAAAACCTCACTAACAAACTCGTTGTAAACCTCGCGACGAGTAGCGCACATCGTAAATGTAGACCTTATTTGATTGCGAAGCCCGCTCACACTCAAGGATGCGTGCCGCGCCGTAATCGCTTACAAAAATGCAAGGTTGTTGCGTTCCTCTCTTTACCAAGTAACGACTCTATGGGTGAGTGCGCACAGACGCGAACATTCGACGTTTCCAAATAGCACGCAACCTTCGCAAATGCGTATTCCTTCTCATCATCATTAACCTTACCTTGTATTAAGTATATTACTATAAATTTCTAAATTCTAATGATAATCAACCCCAAATGCTGCTTCAAAAGCATCAATCATAGTTGACCATCTAGCAATAATTCTTTCATAAACCGGATCATCAACGTTCCCATCACAACAATCACGGTAAATTTTAGCAGAATTCCATTCCCATCTTATTTTATCCTCAAGCTTTGCCATACAATAAGCAATATCAATATTATCAATCATTGTTAATCCTCCTTTATCATATTCACATCACTGTATGCACCTGTGATACCATAATTAATGGCGTTAAACGCCCTCACTAAAACAGCCAATTCTTCGGCTGCTTCTTCCAAGGTATCAAACCAAAACGTGTGGCCTGCCTTATAGCAGTCCCTCATGAGTATAAACCTATATTTCAT